AAGTAAAGTTTGATATCAGTCAAATTAATCTTGTGACAATGGATATTGAGGTTAAGGCTGAACAAGGATTCCCTGATCCTGAGTCTTGTTCTGAAGAGATGTTGACAATATCATTACAAGACTATGCTACAAAAAAGATTACTACTTGGGGTAGAAAACCATATGTTCCTACTCAAGAAAATGTAACTTATTATCACTTCAGTGATGAGATTGAAATGCTCAATTCTTTCTTGTATCATTGGTCTAAAAATCCACCTGATGTTATTACTGGATGGAATGTCAGATTGTATGATATTCCATATCTTTGTGGAAGAATCAGTAGGATTATGGGAGATAAGAAATGTAAATTACTATCACCTTGGGGACTAGTATCACAAGATGAAATTTATATCTCTGGTAGAAGATATAATGTTTATGATATTGCTGGTATGACAACTCTTGATTATCTTGAGTTGTATAAGAAGTTTACTTATAAGGCACAAGAGTCATATAGATTAGATTATATTGCTAGTATAGAATTAGGGCAAAAGAAATTAGATCACTCTGAATTTGATACATTTAAAGAGTTCTATACTGGCAACTGGAAGAAGTTTGTAGACTACAACATCATTGACGTGGAACTTGTTGACAGACTTGAGGACAAGATGAAGTTGATTGAGTTGGCACTTACTATGGCATATGATGCTAAAGTCAATTATCAAGATGTGATGTATCAGGTAAGAATGTGGGACACGATTATCTACAATTATTTAAAGAGAAGAAATATTGTTATACCTCCAAAGAATCGTTCAAACAAGAATGAAAAGTATGCAGGTGCATATGTAAAAGAACCAATACCTGGTAAGTATGATTGGGTGGTATCGTTTGACTTGAATAGTCTATATCCACATTTGATTATGCAATATAATATCTCACCAGAGACACTCCTTGAACAAAAACATCCAACAGTTACGGTTGATAAGATACTCAATGAGGAACTTACATTTGAGATGTATCAGAACAATGCAATTTGTGCCAATGGTGCAATGTTCCGTAAGGATGTTCGTGGGTTCTTACCAGAACTAATGGAGAAGATGTACAACGAAAGAGTCATCTTCAAGAAGAGAATGATTACTGCAAAGAAGAAGTATGAAAAAACTCCCTCTGTTGAACTTACAAAAGAAATTGCAAGATGCAACAACATCCAAATGGCAAAGAAGATTTCTCTTAACTCTGCCTATGGTGCGATTGGTAATCAATACTTCCGATATTATAAATTAGCAAACGCAGAAGCAATTACTTTATCAGGGCAGGTTTCGATTCGTTGGATTGAAAATCGCATGAATAATTATTTAAATAAAATTTTAAAAACGGAGAATGAAGATTATGTCATTGCTAGTGATACTGATTCTATCTACCTTAACCTTGGTCCTTTGGTGGAGGTCATATACAAAGGGAGAGAGAAGACTAATCAAAGCATTGTGTCGTTCCTTAATAAGATCTGTGAAATGGAATTTGAAAAGTATATTACGAGTTCTTATGAAACGTTGGCGAACTACGTAAATGCTTATGAGCAAAAGATGTTTATGAAGCGAGAGAATATCGCAGACCGTGGTATCTGGACAGCAAAGAAAAGATATATTTTAAACGTATGGGATAGTGAAGGTGTCAGATATGAAGAACCTAAACTGAAGATGATGGGTATTGAAGCAGTGAAGTCATCAACTCCTGCACCATGTCGCACATTAATTAAAAATGCACTCAAGTTGATGATGAATGGAACAGAAGAAGATGTGATAGATTTTATTGATGAGTCCAGAAAACAATTCAAAAAACTACCACCAGAAGAGATTGCATTTCCTCGCACTGCATCAAATGTACAGAAGTATAAATCACATTCTATGATTTATGAAAAGGGAACTCCCATACATATACGGGGTGCACTATTGTTTAATCATTATGTAAAAGCGAAAAAGTTAGATAATAAATATTCACTTATCAGTAATGGAGAGAAAGTCAAATTTCTTTACCTACAAAAACCAAATATCATTCAAGAGAATGTAATATCATTCATTCAAGACTTTCCTAGAGAACTTGGACTTGAGAAGTATGTTGATTACGATTTACAATTCGATAAAAGTTTTGTTGAACCACTCAAAGCAATTCTCGATGCAATCGGGTGGAATGTTGAAAAAACTGTAAATTTAGAATTATTTTTTTCCTAATACCTTGACGAATTGAAATAAAAATAGTATAATAAAAATAAAATGGATTGTTGGCACTGTGGCACTGAACTTATCTGGGGTGGAGACCACGATTTAGAGGAAGAGTTCTATGGCGAAGACCATGCATATGACTTCGTAACTAATTTATCTTGTCCAAAGTGTCAAGCCTATGTTGAAGTACATCATCGCAAAGAGGGTAAAGAATGGATTTCTTGAAAGAAATTGTAAAAGAGATTGGTGACGATTTTACCAAGGTAGCAAAGGATATAGATGAAACGGAAAGATTCATTGATACAGGAAGTCATATCTTCAATTCGCTTGTTAGCGGTTCCATTTATGGTGGTGTTTCTAGTAATAAGATTACTGCCATCGCTGGTGAAAGCAGTACTGGAAAGACTTATTTTTCCTTGGCTGTTGTCAAAAACTTTCTGGATACTAACCCTGATGGTTACTGCCTTTATTTTGACACCGAGGCTGCTGTCAACAAAGGACTACTTAAGTCTCGTGGGGTTGACCTAACACGCACAGTTGTTGTGAACGTTGTTACAATTGAAGAGTTTCGTGGTAAGGCACTTAAGGCAGTAGATATATACTTAAAGACAGATGAAGAGAATCGCAAACCTTGTATGTTTGTATTGGATTCTTTAGGTATGCTTTCCACAGAGAAAGAAATTACGGATGCCCTAAATGATAAACAAGTCAGAGATATGACCAAATCTCAACTTGTTAAAGGAGCATTCAGAATGCTTACATTAAAACTTGGTCAAGCAAACATTCCACTTATAGTTACCAATCACACCTATGACGTTATCGGATCTTACGTCCCAACTAAAGAAATGGGAGGAGGCAGCGGTCTCAAGTATGCTGCATCTACAATCATCTATCTTACCAAGAAGAAAGAAAAAGACGGAAAAGATGTCATTGGAAACATTATCAAGGCAAAGACTCATAAGTCACGTCTAAGTAAAGAAAATAAAGAAGTTGAAGTTCGTCTTTACTATGATGAAAGAGGACTTGACAAATACTATGGTCTTTTAGACTTAGGAGAGAAAGGTGGTCTCTGGAAAAATGTTGCGGGTAGATATGAAATGGATGGAAAGAAAGTATATGCAAAAGAAATATATAAAAATCCAGATAAGTATTTTACAGAAGAAGTAATGCAGAAGTTGGATGATATTGCAAAAGAAGAATATTCATATGGTTAAAATATACGATAATATTATTCCTGATGATGTTTGTCAAAAATTAATAGGTATATTTGAAACAAACGTACAACATCAACATTTTATTAATGAAAATAATTGTCCTTGTTTTACACAAGTAAATCTTAATCAAGTATCTTCAGATAATGTTCGCTTATTAATACCTTTTCTTGCAGACGTATATCAAAGATATCGAAAAGACACTAAAAACTTTTATTCACCACCTTTGAAAGAGTTAGAAGAATTTAGAATTAAAAGATACAATACTAGTGGTGATGAAAGGTTCGATGAGCATGTTGATGTTACAGATTATGACTCATCACTTAGAGCAGTTGCATTTCTTTTTTATCTAAACGATAATGATGGTAATACAGTATTTTCAAGACACGGGTTGAATATTCGACCAGTTTCTGGTAGAGTAATAATATTCCCACCAACTTGGGATTATCCACATACAGGATTACCTCCTAAAAGTAATTCCAAATATATTATGAGCACATACATCCACTATGGAAAGAATTGAAACTACTATTCTTCGTAATCTAATTTTCGATGAGGAATACTCAAGAAAAGTAATTCCATTCATTCAATCAGATTACTTTGAGAATAAAACTGAAAGAATAATATTTGAAGAGGCAGTACAATTTATTGTCAAATATGATAGTGCAATTACAGTTGAAGCACTGAATATTGAGATTGAAAATCGCACTGACTTAACAGAAACAGAGATAAAAGAGGCAAGAGAAACAACAAAAACATTTGATGATGCACCAGTTGATAATCAATGGTTATTAGATTCAACTGAAAAATGGTGTCGTGATCGTGCTATATATTTGGCACTAATGGAATCAATCGCACTTGCAGATGGACAAGATGACAAAAAAGGAAGGGATGCTATTCCTAGCATTCTCTCTGACGCTCTGGCTGTTTCTTTCGATAATCATGTAGGTCACGATTACTTAGAGGACTATGAAGAAAGATTTGAATCCTACCACAAAAAAGAGAGTCGAATTCAATTCGACCTTGAATACTTTAATAAAATTACAAAGGGAGGTCTCCCAAACAAAACACTTAATATTGCACTTGCGGGTACTGGTGTGGGTAAGTCTCTCTTTATGTGTCATCACGCTAGTTCTGTCCTTTTAGATGGTAAGAATGTTTTATATATTACTCTTGAAATGGCAGAAGAAAAGATTGCAGAGAGAATCGATGCAAACTTATTGAATGTTAATATACAAAATATAACTGAACTTCCCAAACCTATGTTTGAAAGTAAGGTAAATAATCTTACAAAGAAAACACAAGGAACTCTTATAATTAAAGAGTATCCTACTGCGTCTGCACATTCAGGTCATTTTAAATCATTACTTAATGAACTTGCATTGAAAAAATCATTTGTACCTGATATAATATTCATAGATTACTTAAATATATGTGCATCGTCACGTTATCGTACAAACAACAATGTCAACTCGTATTCCTATATTAAAGCGATTGCTGAAGAACTCCGGGGTCTTGCAGTTGAGGCTAATGTACCTATCGTCTCCGCTACTCAGACGACTCGTTCTGGTTACGGTAGTAGTGATGTTGATCTTACTGACACAAGCGAGTCGTTCGGTCTACCCGCCACTGCTGATCTTATGTTTGCTCTTATTAGTACAGAGGAGCTTGAGGGGTTGGGGCAGATAATGGTCAAACAACTAAAGAATAGATATAATGACCCGACCATATATAAAAGGTTTGTTGTAGGAGTAGATCGTGCAAAGATGAGACTATATGATTGTGAACAGAAAGCACAAGATGACATACTTGACAATAAAAAAGACGAAGAGTATAATGAGGAAGAAAAGAAAACCTTTAAAAAATCGTTTGCAGAATTTAAATTTTAATGACTAAAAAAGTTGACTTCAATAAGTATGCTCTATTCGTGGATGGTGTCACATCCAATCCCAGTAAGGATTATCAATCTTTTATTGAGAGTCTTAGTGCCCTTAACGGAAAAGGTGCCAATATTAATCGTCTTACCACTGCTGCTGTTGGCATTAGTGCTGAAGGTGGTGAGTTTATGGAGATTGTTAAGAAGATGGTTTTCCAAGGTAAGCCTTGGAACGACGACAATCGAGAACATCTTATTATTGAGTTGGGTGACGTTATGTGGTACGTGATGCAAGCGTGTGCTGCACTTGATGTTTCACTTGAAGATGTTGTTGCAGGAAACGTAGAAAAGTTAAAGAAAAGATATCCTGGCGGAGACTTTGATGTATATCATTCAGAGAATCGGGCATCGGACGATAGATAATAAAGAGAATCTTAAGTTTATAATATACTATACCCCCCATGGACTATGAGTTAGAATTAAAAAATGAACAATTGGAGAACATGATTCATGTTTATGAAGAGCACATAAATGCTCTAGAAAAAGAAAATAAAAGTTTAAAGTTACAAGTTGACTTCTTAAAACAACAACTAGAATACAAAACTTTTGGTAAACCGTTAGATTTGGAGGAAGAAGAATGAGTGGTGACATAGGATTAGAACAACCGATTATCTTTTATCATAAAAAGATGACAGAAGCAAAAAAAATTGTGTTAGAGCAGAAAGGAATCAAGTTAGCGTATCTGGAAATAAATAATCAAAAAGTAAGTGGCTCAAGAGTTTAATAAAGGAGATATAGCAGAATTAATTCTATCTGCAGCTATTGCAGCAAGATTTAGAAGAAGATTATCTGAGAGAAGACTTGATAGAGAACAGATAATTTCTATTGGTGATTTACCCAGAATATCTGCAGGAGAGGTAAAATCAACTTTAAGAGATATAATTCTTAACTCTTTTAGATCTCAATATCAAGTTAGAGATCGTGATTTAAAAGAAAAAATTATATCTAAAATTACTGATAATATCTCTGTAGAAGTTAGTATTCCTCAACTTAGTTCTAGATACATATCAGCACAACCTGTTGGATCTAGATTCTCAAAGTTTGAAAATATTATTAATACCGCAACTAACTTTGTCAATGCAGACATTGAAATTAAAAGAAAAGTTTTTAGAACTCAATTCAATTTAAGAGAAGATCTAATAGAGGTGAAGGGTGTAGGTACAGCTGAACAAAGAAAAACGAAGGTTGATATTAGAGTTGATATTACAACTGGTGGTAGAATGGTTCGTAGAAGAAGTTCACAAATATCTTTGAAATATACTGCCCCACAATTTGCTCAGTCAGTTGGATTAGAGTTTAGTAAATTTGCTAATATTTTTGAACCATTAGGTATCGCAGATTATGCGAATGATGAGGCAGAATTTAATAAAGCAATCTTTGATGTATACCCTGATATTCTTGGAAAAAGATTTGAGAGTAGAGAAGATGTTATGAGTTCAAATGAGGTTGAGGCATTAAAGGCACAAGCTGCAAAAATATTTAATGGTAAAATTTTAAGACAACTTAGAAGTTTAATTACATATGATTCATTTAAAGAAACACTTGCAAGATTTTGTGAAGAAAAGGCAACTAAAAATGAAAGTGGTGTAGAACTTGTAAAGTTTTTAAGGGAAGGTACTTATCTTAAACAAACATTTGGACAAAAGTTTATAGATAGCGTTAAATCGACAAATTTTTCTGTAACTGTTAAAGACTCTAATAATCCCACTATAGTTATTTACAGAACTGGTGGAGGAGTCGATTCTGATAAACTTATTCAATTTAGATATAGAGCAGATGCTACAAAACCAAAAGGTAAAGACTTTTATCAAATATTGATGAGAACCCTTGTTGAGTCTGGACCTTTATTATATTCATTAGGAGTAGATAATGAATGATTTAATCGAATCACTGATACACCAGTTTAAAAAACAAAAAATTATCCGAGGAAATATTTACGATAACTTTATGTTTTTTTCTTATAAAACATTGGGTGCTGACAAAGATGATAAATATAAACATACTAGAGCGTCTATTCTTGAGTATATGACGCAGAATAAGAATGAAATCTTACTGAGATTGATTAAAGACTGATGAAAACATTCCTACAATTTGTTACTGAAAGCACTGCAACCCAACAAGCAGCTAGATTGGGGTTGGAAAGTGATGGTCATGGTGGATGGACAGATAGAAATACAGGAGAATTTGTAGCAAAAACAGAGAAAGGTAAGTTAAAGTTTTTTAATAAGAGACAAAAAGTTGGTGGTAAAGATCCAGCACAAACAGAAAAAGAAAAGAATATATCAGATCCTAATTTTGTAGATCCAAAGTTAAAGCAACAGGAACCACAACAAGAACCTGCACCAGACCAACAACAACAGCAACAACAGGAGCAAAGTCCTGATTTAGCTGCAGGTCCGCCACCTGTTCCAAAAACTAAAGGAACACTAACACTTGCGTTTGGTAGATTTAATCCACCACATGCAGGTCATCAACAACTAATGGATATTGCTGCACAATCTGCAGAGGCAGAGGAAAGTGATTATATTATTGTGCCATCAAGAAGTCAAGATGCAAAGAAAAATCCTTTGGATGCTGATACTAAAGTAACTTTAATGAGAGCAATGTTCCCTCAACATAGTGAGAGAATTGTAAATGATGGAGCAAATCGCACAATCTTTGATGTATTAAAGAAAGCTCATAATGATGGTTATTCAAATATTAGAATTA